CTTGGGTATCTCCACACACCCCTCAACCACATCATAACGTCTTCGGCAAGCTTCAGCGGTTGCAGGTTCCATGTCCGACAGACGATAGCGGACATAATGCGGTTTCTGTCCAAGTCCGAGACTCTCGGACATGGCGTGGCCCAAGTGTGCGGGGAGACCTGCACGGCAAAGACCACGGATAACAGCAGAAATCGCATCATGTCCAAAACCGTCTGTGGCACAAGTAAGATCGGCCGAAAGGAAGATCTTACTTTCATGGAACCCCCCAGAAACTCGGGCCAGAATGTCCCCTTCCGTATGCGGCGCATACGGAAGGCACTGTGGGACACGCTCGAGAACACGGGGCCAGACGACCTGTCTTACAAGGTCGCCTTGGGCAAACACTGCTGCCGGCGGAATGGTAATGATCCGTGCCTTCATCCCCAGTTCGGCGATTACGTGTGCGTGATGGACAACTCGATTATCCACAGAGGTGCGAAGAAGGTAGGCAGTTGCTGCCGCCAACCGACGCTCCTCGCTCAGTACAATTGGATAATCGAACTGGCTATCACTACGTATTCGTCTACTGAGTCTACGCTCGAATTCGGACGCGAGGGGAGAAACCTCTGGGTTGCCAGACCCAGGGGCCGGACGGAGTCCACGAAGGAAACCGTCCCTACTCGACGCACGCCATGCCGCTCGAACAAGCGACACGACGTGAGAAGAGTAGCCTCCCGCCTCACGCCCGGATTCAACCGTAGCGCTGGACGAAGAAGGCACGGAATACGAAGTTCTGTTTCGGAACGCACCGTCCATCAGTGTACAGACGTGATGCTCAATATCCCCGAGCAACGTACGGGGAGTCACGTGTCTGGTGGACAGTCTTTTCAGGTGCTGGGTTACGGCTTGCTTACAAACCGACTCTGGCGCGCTTGGCAAGGCGCGGCTAACCCTGGAGAAAGCCAGTTTAGCCTTAGTGTCGAGTCGGTGATTGAGCCAGTAAGCAAGTCGTCTTGGGAAGTGTGTCGACACTGGCCAACTCCGCGCGCGCCGCTCAAGAGCAGACGCACGGAGCCAACCACACAAGGCCTTCAAACTCCTTGCTGTGTCGAGCCAGCCATTCCGTTCACAAGAACGGGACAGCCATCGACGGACTTCCCAAGAACCAGCACGCGTTCCGATACCACAAGAGATCAACCCGCACCAAACTGCTCGCCACAGCAGTTTGGTGTGAGAATCAGTTCGACGACTAGGGACTCTTCTTCGAGACCGGCGCTGCCGTGCGAGAAACACGGCACGCACCG